GGCGAAGCTTCGCTGCCATGGCTGCGTGAGTTCGTCCAAGCGGTATTCGGCGCCGAGGATCCTGAGACGGGCCGGCGCCACATCAACGAGATCATGCTGATGGTCTCGAAGAAGAACGCAAAGAGCACGATCGCCGCAGCCATCATGCTGTGCGCGCTGATCATGAATTGGCGCCCATCGGCCGAACTGCTGATTCTCAGTCCTACTAAGGAAATCGCAGACAACTCGTATAAGCCGATCCGCGACATGATCAAGGCGGATCCGGAGCTTTCCCAGCGCCTGAAAGTACAGGACTACTTCCGGCAGATCACGCACCTAGAGACCGGCGCGACCTTGAAAGTCGTCGCAGCAGATAGCGACACAGTGTCCGGCAAGAAGGCCTCGTTCGTCTTCGTCGACGAGCTGCACGAGTTCGGCAAACAGGCAAAGGCATCGAACATGCTGCTGGAAGCGACCGGCGGCCTGGCATCGCGTCCAGAAGGCTTCGTCATCTACGCGACGACGCAGTCAAACGAACCGCCGGCCGGCGTGTTCAAGGCGAAGCTGGACTACGCACGCAAGGTTCGTGACGGGCGTGTGGCTGACCGCAAGTTCCTGCCGGTGATCTACGAGTTCCCGCCTGCGATGCTGGAAGCCCGGGCCTATGAAGACCTGAATAATGCCTACGTGACGAACCCGAACTGGGGCGCGTCGGTCGATATCGAGCGCATCACCCAGTTGCACAGCCAGGCGAAAGAGGGCGGCGAGCAGGAATTTAAAGAGTTCCTGGCGAAGCACCTGAACGTCGAGATTGGCCTGAACCTACGATCTGACCGCTGGGCTGGCGCGGATTATTGGGAGGCGGCGCAAGTCGTCCTTACCCTAGACGAGCTTCTCGCACGCTGCGAAGTAGCGGTAGTCGGCGCCGATGGTGGTGGCTTGGACGACTTGCTCGGCCTAGCAATAGTCGGGCGCGAACGCGAAACTGGCCGATGGCTAGCATGGTTTCGAGCGTGGGCCCACGAGATCGCGCTCGAGCGCCGCAAGGAAATTGCGCCGCGCCTTCTCGACTTCCAGAAAGAGGGCAATCTGACAATCGTGAAGCGCCCTGGGCAGGACGTCCAGGAATTTGCCGACTACGTTTGCCGAGTGCGCGATGCTGGGCTGCTACCTGAAGAAAAGGGCATCGGCGTCGACGCCGCAGGCATCGGCGATATCGTGGACGAATTGGCGGCCCGCGATTTCGACGTCCAGAAAGACATCGTGGCAATCAGCCAGGGCTGGCGCCTGACAGGTGCGATCAAGACCACAGAGCGGAAGTTGGCAGGCGGCGACCTGCTGGTCGCCAAATCTGGGCTCATGCCCTGGAGCGCAGGTAACGCGCGCATCGTCCCTCAGGGGAACGGCATCGGCATTACCAAGCAGGCCAGCGGGACAGCGAAGATCGACCCTCTTATGGCCCTATTTGATGCCGTATCACTCATGGCGCTCAACCCGGTCGGCGTCGGCCAATCGGCCTACAACGAGCGCGGCATCCTCATGTTTTAAGGAACCCTATGGGACTATTTGACCGATTCCGGGCGAAGAAAGACGCTCCGGCGGCCCAGTCACGCCCATCGGGCGGCCAAACATACGCGGCGCTGACCAGCGCAGACCTGCAGGACTTCATGCGCGGCGGCGAGACGGCCAGCGGTGAGTACGTTACCGCGTCAAAATCGCTCGAAAACATGGCTTTGCTGCGCTGTGTAAGCCTGATTTCCGAGTCGATCGGCATGTTGCCGCTGAATCTTACGGTTCGCGGTGACGAAAAGGCATATGCGGTCGACCACACGCTCTATAAGGTGCTGAAGCAGCGTCCAAACGAGTTCCAGGGCGCCTACAAGTTCAAGAGCACGATGCAGCTGCGCGCGCTCTTGCATGGCAATGCTTACGCCCGGGTTATCTGGCGCGGCAATACGGTAGTTCGGCTGATTCCGCTTGATTCGCGGAAGGTCATGCCGAAGATGAACGACGACTTCACTGTCCGCTACGAGGTCCAGCGGCCGGACGGCTCCATCGTCACCCTGCAGGCTCGCGACGTTCTGCACCTGGCAGACCTGGCTGACGATGAGCACGGTTTGATTGGCATTTCCCGCGTCGAAAAGGCGCGGGAGTCGATCGGCCTCGCAAGGCAAGCGCAAAAGGCTGCGGCCCGGATCTTCCAGAACGGCGTGATGGCCGGCGGCGCGCTGTCGTACCCGAACAAGCTGAACGATCAGCAGATCAAGAATATCCGCGACAGCCTCGAATCTCGGTATGCCGGCACTGAAAACGCGCACAAGTGGATGGTGCTCGAAGACGGCATCAAGGCAGAAAAATGGGCGAATACCGCCAAAGATTCTGAGCTGAAGGAGAGCCGGGACCATCAGATCGAAGAAGTTGCTCGCGCCTTCGGCGTGCCGCGACCGCTCCTGATGATGGACGACACGTCCTGGGGCAGCGGCATCGAGCAGCTGGGAATCTTCTTCGTGCAGTACGGTCTGCAGCACTGGTTCAACGTCTGGGAAGAAGAGATTGCACTCAAGCTGCTGAGCGAGAAAGAGCGCGACACCTACTACGCCAAGTTCAACGAGCGCGCCCTGCTGCGCGGAACGCTGAAGGACCAAGCCGACTTCTTCGCAAAGGCGCTCGGCTCCGGCGGCAGTCAGCCCTGGATGAAAGCAAACGAGGTGCGAGACCTCCAAGAACTCGCGAAGTCTGACGACCCGGCCGCCGAGTCGCTCGAAAGCACCCTGATGAGGAAATCGAATGTCCCTGCTCAAACTTCCTGAAATTAAGGCTGATGCCCGCATCGGCGCCGCACAGTTCGACATGCGGCCCGAAGCGCTGGAGCGATGGGAGCCCGGCGTCTGTGCTGCGGCATCGGATGACGCGGCGTCCATCTCGATCTATGAGCAGATCGGCGCGTCCTGGGACGGTTCCGGCGTCACTGCAAGCCGGATCGGAGCTGCGCTGCGCAGCATCGGCGCTCGCGATGTAGTCGTAAATATCAATTCCCCGGGCGGCGACTTCTTCGAAGGCGTGGCGATCTACAACCTGCTGCGTCAGCACAAGGCCAAGGTCACCGTGCAAGTGATGGGCTTGGCGGCGTCTGCCGCCTCGGTCATTGCGATGGCAGGCGATGAGATTCTGATGGGCGACGGCTCGTTCCTGATGATCCACAACGCCTGGGCGGTCGCCGTCGGCAATCGGCACGACATGAAAGAAGCGTCCGAGCAGCTGGCGCCTTTCGACGAGGCAATGGCTGAAGTCTACGCTGCGCGCTCCGGCAAGACCACCGAGGAAGCCGCCGCGATGATGGACGCAGAGACCTGGATCGGGGCAACCCAGGCCGTTAAGGACGGTTTCGCCACCGGAATGGTCGACCGATCGAGCATCACCCAAGACACGAAAGCGCAAGGGAGCAAGAAGTACCTGGCGCTCGTCGAGGCATCCATGGCGCGTGCGGGGCATTCCCGCTCGGTGCGCCGGGACGCCTTGAAATCCCTATTTTCTGGCACGCCGGGCGCTGCTGAAAATGACGCCACGCCGAGCGCTGGCACTGACGTAGCAGCATCCCTGCAATCCCTTCTGAACAATCTGAGAGGTAACCAATGAAGAAACCATCCATGGCGCTCATGATGATCGCCACCGCACTGGCCGCCACTGCACGCGCCGAAGTCACTCGCGGCATCGTCAACGTTCGCGCCGATATTGACGTGAAAGCGACTGTTGAGGCCCTGAACAAGGCCTTCGCCGACTTCAAGACCGAGCACACCAAGCAGCTCGACGAGATGAAGCGCGGCCAGAACGACGCCCTCCAGGCGCTGAAGGTCGACACCATCAACGCTCACATCACCGAGCTGCAGGCCGCCATCGACACCACCAATACGAAGATGGCCGCGGTCGAAATGGGTGCCAGTGGCGTCCGTCCGCTGAAGGACAAGGAATACAGTGACGCCTTCCAGGCTCACCTGCGTCGCGGCGACGTCCAGGCCTCGCTGAACAAGGGCGCCTCGGACCAGGGCGGCTACACCGTCCCGATCGAGTGGGACCGCACCATCACCGACAAGCTGATCATCGTGTCCCCGATGCGTGATCTGTGCTCGGTGCAATCGGTCAGCGGCGCCGGCTATTCGAAGCTGATCAACCTGCGCGGCACGACTTCTGGCTGGGTCGGCGAAACCGCTGCTCGCACCGAAACCAACACCCCGACGTTCGCAACCCAAGCGTACGGCTGGGGTGAGCTGTACGCCAACCCGAGCGCAACCCAGCAGATGCTGGACGACTCCGAGCTGAACCTGGAAAACTGGCTGGCCGGCGAAGTCGAAACCGAGTTATCGTACCAAGAAAACAAGGCCTTCGTGAGCGGTGACGGCACCAACAAGCCGCGCGGTCTGCTGACCTACGCTGCCGGCGGCACTGGCCTGCACCCGCTGGGCGGCATCGCTACCACTGCCTCGGGCGCGGTCGGCGGCATCACTGCGGACGCAATCCTGGCGCTGATCTACTCGCTGCCGTCGGCATTCACCAACGGCGCCAAGTTTGCCCTGAACCGCAACACCCACAAGGTGGTGCGCACGCTGAAGGACGGCCAGGGTAACTACCTGTGGCAACCGTCCCTGCAGGCGGGCCAGCCGGCAACCCTGGCAGGCTATGCGCTGGCCGAAATCCCGGATATGCCCGACGTCGCGACCAACGCGCTGTCGATCGCGTTCGGCGACTTCAAGCGCGCATACAAGATCCTGGACCGCATCGGCGTGCGCGTGCTGCGCGACCCGTTCACCAACAAGCCGTACGTGTCGTTCTACACGACCAAGCGCGTTGGCGGCGGCCTGGAGAACCCGGAGTGCATGAAGTTCATGAAGATCGGCTAATCGCCGTCCGATGACGCAACAGGGGCCCGGCAATGCCGGGCCCTTTCATTTTTGGAGAATCCGATGCAACTCAAAAAGCCTTTCCTGGGCGTCCCCGACGGCGAGATCTACCCAGTGCAGTACCAGCCTGGCGAAGAATGCCCGGCAGAGCTGGAAGCTTCCGCAACTGCGCTGGGCGCGTTCGAAGACGAAGATCCGGCCGCCCCGGCGGCAACCGCCCGCACCAAGAAATAACCCATGAGCCCCGCCGACGCTGCCTTGATCGCCAACGTGCGCGCCGAGGCTGTGGCTCCTGGCGCTCTTTTCGTCATCGTGCGCGGCCCGGCTGGCGCGGTGGCGATTCCCCCTGAAGACATAGTCGGCAAGTCCGACGACGAGCTGCTTTCGTTTATCGAAGCGCGGCTCGCTGAGCAATGAAAGAACTCGCCCATGAAGCTCGTGAACAGGCTGAAATTCACAACGACGGCAACGAGCCTGGCTAGCGTGACGTCTTTCACGGGCATCGCTAAATTTCGCACCCCAGCCCAGGCAATTGCTGACGGCAAGGTCGTAATTGGACAAACTGGCCTGCAGATCGTTGCCGAGGATGCGACCAACTGGGAGGAGAGCTACTTTACCGTCGGCGGTACCGCGCAAAACCCGACGCTGACGCGCGAAAGGGTCTCCGATAGCTCGAACGGCGGCAACCCAGTAACGTTCTCGGGAGCGGTGACCATGGCATGCACGGTCTTCGCTGAGGAGTTGGCAGGGGTGAGCGTGCTAGATCTGCCGCTAGTTTCAACGGCTCCGACTAACGCCTCAATCGAGATCACGCTTGCAGACGGCTCGTCGCAGCGCATCTACCCCGGAAGCCTCCAGGCAAACGGTGGCACGTCAACTCCAGTCGACAACCCGCCGACCCTGAGCGCGTTGAGTGCATCTGCGACCGGCGCGACCACCGCGACCGGCAGCGTCACCACGAACGAGACCGGCGGCACGCTCTACTGGCTGTTCTCGACCAGTTCGACGGCAACCGCAGCGCAGGTCAAGGCAGGCAACAGCATGACCGTGACCGCGGCCGGCGCGCAAACGCTGCCGGGGACCGGCCTGACCGCTTCGACGCAGTACTATCTGCACGTTCTGCACCGAGACACCTACCCGCAAGACAGCGCCGTCCTGAGCCTGGGTTCGCCGTTCACCACGCAGGCGGCGGGCACGCCGTCTCCGACCGTCACCGGTGTCACCGTCAGCCCGTCGAGCGCGAACGTCGCGGCGGGTGGCACGCAGCAGCTCACCGCTACCGTGGCCGGCACAAACAGCCCGTCGCAAGGCGTCAACTGGACCGCGTCGCCGTCCAGCGCCGGCACCGTCAACAGCTCGGGCCTGTTCACTGCCGCGAGCACGGGCAGCGCGCAGACCGCCACCGTCACTGCGACCAGCCAGCAGGATCCGAGCAAATCGGGGACCGCCACGATCGCCGTCGCCGCTGTCGCTGCGCCTGGCCAAGTTACCGGCCTGACCGCTGGCACGCCGACAAGCAACAGCGTTCCGCTGTCCTGGGCCGCAGTAAGTGGCGCATCGGCTTACACCGTGAACTACCGTACCGCAGGCTCGAGCACCTGGACGGCCGCATCGACCACCGTGACCGGCACGAGCTATACGCCGACGGGCCTGAGCGCGTCGCAAGCCTACGAATTCCAGGTCATCGCGACCAACGTCGGCGGGGCGGGCACGCCTTCGGCCACTATCAGCGCAACGACCGCTGCAGCGTCATCAGGCCACACTATTGCGCCGTACACGGCGGGCAACACCGTGAAGACGGCACTTGCCAAGTCTGCGGCCGACGGCACTTACGCGAACGCCGGTTCGTACTTCGCGCCAACGAAGGCGATGACCACGCCTGCGAGCTACTTCAATATCACGCCGAATGTGGCCGCAGGCACTAACGTGCGCTGCGGCTGGAGCAAGTCGAACACGGTCCCGCCCGCCGAGATCACCGCCGCGCAAAACGCCAGCGGTGATTTGTCGGTCAACGGCCTGGTGCCAATGGCCGACCGCGCCGATCCGGCATGGGAGAACGTGGCCAACTTGTGGGTGTCGACCGCTGACCTGGGCGTGCCGTTTTATCTATGGTTCCGTATCGGCACTGAGGACATCTGCTACAACGCAGCCGGCGGCCTGGTGGTGACCTAATGGCGCCGCGTTTATCTAATGGAAAGCCGAGGTTGCGCAACGGCAAGATCGCAATAACCGGTGTGTCATCTGGCACCGCTCAGCCGAGTGGGCCTTATCAAATCGGCACTATCGCTGATTACCAGTCACAGCGAGTCTTCCAGCGCCGCGGGCACAGTCTCGACCTGACCGTCAGCCTGTCCTATACGGGTGCTGCACCGGCCAATGTCGAGGCGCGCCTCGTTGATTTTGATAGCGGCGCGCCCGTCACTTCGTGGGGCTTGCTCGCCAGTCTGTCCGCCAGCGGCGGCACGGCGTCCGGCAAGATGCTTGGCGCTCCTGAGGGCTGCTGGTATCGCCTGCAGGTACGCGATCCAGCCAGCCCGCAGACCGTCATTTCGGGTTCTAACAAGTTCGGCATCGGCATGTGCATTGGCCTGATCGGCCAATCGAACATGGAGAACGCGCCGAAAACAGCGTGGTTCTACCCGCTCGGCGGGAAAAAATCGTTGTTCTTCAGCCGGCCCAAGGTCTACAACCGGGTAGGCCGGATCAACGACAATTTGGCCGAGAGCCTGAACGCCGGCACCTACGGCAGCAACTTTACCGAGGCAGCGGGCGACAACGGCGGCACCGTCAATGGCGATTTCGTCGTGCTACTCGCGAACACCGTCGCTGCGGCACCGGGTATCCCGGTATGCCTGATAGAGCGTGCGGTCGGCGGTTCGTTCATCTCGTCGTGGCAGGCAGGGCAAACCAACTGGAATGCCTTTGCTGCTGCGGTTGCTGATGCGGGCGGCGACATCGAGGCGGCCATCTGGTACCAGGGCGAAAGTGATGCGCATAACCTGAACCCGACGGGGCACCGCGCGGCCCTCGCCAACGTGCATGCGCAATGCGCTGCCCTTGGGGGCCGCGATGCCAGCAATTTCCACTTTGGCGTGATTTCTCTCGGACCTGGTAGCTATGGCGGCAGCGTCGAAGGTGAATTCGGCGCGATGCGTGCCCTGCTGTGTGACTATGCAGCCACGTCCCCAGGCGCGTTCCTGGCATCGACAGCGCATGACGGCGTGACCGTCGACGGCGTGCATCAGAAGGGCGTTGCATTTGCCCGCATCGGTGCGCGCGCAGGTTTGTCGCTAGCGGCCCGCTTCGGCGTGGGTGTGTCCGGCGCGGGCCCGCGCGCTGTCAGTGCGCGCCTCAGTGGCCTGGATGTGCTGCTGACGGTACAGCATAGTGGCGGCACGGTCTTGAAGGACGGCGCAGGTGGCAATGGTGCAGCACTCACTGGCTTCGAGCTACGTGATGCAAGCAACAACGTGATTACGATTACCGGAACGGCCATCGTTGACGCCACTACGATCCGCGTGACCGGCGCCAGTGCAGCGGCGACGATCGCATACGCGCAGATGAACTCGCCCCACGCCGGCAGCTCGACGACGGACCCAATACCTGCGGCTATCCCGTGCGACAACATCACGTATGTGCGTGGCACCTGGGGCGCGCCGTTACAGCCGTTCACCGCAATTACCGTTACGGGGAGCTGACATGCTTGGATTTGGAGCGCTTGGCGAGTTTGCGCTCGGGGAGATCAGTAAGGCGCTCATTACGCCGCCGC